CATGGTTTCCACCTCACCCTTCTCACGAGGCTTTTGTTTTGCATGCTGATTTTATTATATATGATGCCCTAAGCTGATATCAAGCCCCAGTAAAGGGTTGTTCTCTAAGTGCCCCTCGGTACTTACTGGGTCGGTTTTGGTTTGGGATTGGGTTTGAGTTGGATTGGGTTTGTATGCCCACGCGCCAACTGTCTCGTGTCGGATTCAAATTGAGGAAAAATGAGACGTACTATCATGGTTAATAAGGATTTTATGGTTCTCCTGGAGAGAGTCTTGATTTGCCTACACAGGTAACCCAACGCCCTTTTAAGTTCCTTTTTGGCTGTGACGTTTTCTGTGTACGAATTTTTTGTGTCATTTTATGTCTTGGCAATTGTGTCCTCAAGCGGACTTCAATGACAAGTCCTTGAAGTCCTCATAGAAGAAACAAGTGCTAGTTTACAAAGCGGTTCTATAAGTACGGTTGCATACAATACGAATTTAGTGTTCTTATAAAGTATAAAAATGGTATATAGATATAATAGTTATATTGTTTTCTAGTCATACTAGTATCATTGAGCTTTATTTTAAGAGAGCTCAAACCCACTCCCAAACCCAAACCCAATCCCAATACTACCCATTGTTTACATCTCGTGGTCCCCTATATAATAAGACTATGAGGACTTGTAAGCTTTGTGCCAGGACCCGTCCGGAAGGCTTCTTTGCAAGGAACGGAAGGTATAGGAAACCCTACTGCCGTTCCTGTTACAATGCCTACCAGTCCATCCGAGCTAAGGTCGACCGTTCCGAAAATCGCTCGGTCACCATGGAGGAGTTCCGGGATTATTGGTTACCCCTCATGGTCGAGGCCGGAGAGGCCCCCTGGGCCGCCGTTGAAGAGGTTCCAGACGTTGTGTTGGAACACCTCACTGATGAGGAGAAGACGGTCCGTCACGACGCAATTATGGCCGAGCTGGCCGCGACGGACCCCCTTCGTGCTCCTAGTTCTTAGTGCAGGTGTACTTGTGCTGCGACGGACTCAGAGCCTTCGGGTGCGACACGTGTGACAGGTTCTTGCTCACGGTCACCGTCCCTCCCGCTCCTGAAGCCCCTGTGGTGCTCGCATCTTGCATCGCCGACACCTGCGCCTGGAGGTCCGCCACTTGTTGGTCGGCCGCCCCTTTCTCCATGACCCCGCCCAGCAGGGCCGCCCCTAATGCGAGGCCAGCCAGCGTACGCCGGGTGAAGGTGTGCTTACGCTTCCACCAACTCGGCTTGGCCGCCCCTGACGGTGCGGCAACCGGATCGATGGTACCCGAGATGGTACCCTTCATTGTGATCCCTTTCTGTCGGGAAGGCACGATAGGGCCCCCAACCCTACCGCACCCATCCGTCAGAACGTGACCGTCACCTTCCAGTCATTCAGGCAGTAGTGCTCCGTGTCCGTGTACTCGTTGTTGCCTGCCAGACACCACATCATCGACTGGTCCAATTGGTACATACCCTTCTCGTCCCTGACGATTTCCGGCGACCCTGACAGCTCCGTACCGTGCTTGCGGCACGTGAAGACGAATTCCATGACCTGTCCCTTCAGCACTGTCCGTCGCACACGAACCAGCCGACCGTACCCCGCGTCTCGTACCCTCCGACGCCGACGATCGTCCAGCCCTCGTTCTGGGTCGTCTGGTCCCCGTAGTGCACGGTAAGGGGCGCGATCAGGATTGCGACGACCAAGATCAGCTTCTTCATGTCACTCACCCTTCATGGTATGGAAGGAGTGGGTACGGTCCCCCTACCGTACCCCACCCACCGTACCAGATCAGGCCTCGACGTCGTCGATCGTGAGCTGGTTCTCGTCCACGACCGTCTCGTCCGTGACCCTGACCAGGTTCTTGCGCTCGTACCGGACGAACCACTCCGACAACTGCTCGACGGTGACGCGCTTCTTCCCGTCCACCTCGACCGACTCGATGTAACCCTTCCCGACGTAGGTGTACAGCATCTGCGGGGGCACCTTCTTCTCGAAGCCCTTGTCCGCGATCCACTTGTTCACGATCTTGTGGGCCTGGTACGGGCTGTAGGTGACGGTCTGCTCGGACATGATCTGCTCCTTTGTGTGCTTTTTGTTTTGCTGTTGATATTAGTATATAGCGGGATCTTGCTGTTACATACGCGCTATATGGCGCTATTTGACAAGATCTTTTTGACCGATATTGTATGGTCATATATAGCACGGTCCTATATAGACGGTACTATATATGACGGTACAAGACCGTCCCGTTCCTAACTGTTGCACTCGCACTTGTTCATGACACTACGCTTCATACCACAACTCGGACAGGTCTTGCCTGACCGGATCGTTCCGGCCGTTCCGGTCCGACGAATGGTACGTGGAATAGCTGCACGGTCCGTATATGCACCGTCCTTCATGAACCGAAAGTCGTTCCGTACCGTACCGTTCAGGTCCTGATAGGACATGACCGTTCCTTTCCAGACTGGTAGTATGGTTTTTGGACCTTTCCTTTTTCTTTTTTGTTATGTTTTTGTTTTGCTTGTAACTATATTATACAAGAGGATCTTGGTGTGATGCAATCTCCCTGGGTCTCACATAGAGGTGAAGCATTTTCGCATGTGTTACACGTAAATACCGTACATAAGGCCGCCCCTAAGACCATATAATATACATACGAAAATTTCAACCAAAAGCGTTGATTTACTCGTATTTACCAATAAGTTGCGTACATTACTGGTCATAAGCTATCATATAGGAAGGAGCTTGTACCCAAAAGCACAAGGAGGCGTCCAAATGGCTTACGATCCGGACGCGCTGGACGCCCTCAGCATGGAGAAGCAGCTTACTGAGGCTACCGATGCTGAGCTGACGGAGACCATCTTCAAGCAGAACGCAGCACGTGCGGCGCTGAAGATTGCGGACATCGCCATGAACGGCAGTAGCGACTCGCTTCAGTTCAGAGCAGCCACGTACATCTGTGACCGCGTCCTCGGCCCTGCGAAGGCATCTGGTATGAAGGGCGGAGAGGCGAAGGACGCTCTGGAGGATTTCGTTCGCGGAATCGTTTCACACAGCTCGAACTAACCCGTCACGCCCGATGGTGTTATACACCAGTCACTGGAGAGACATCATGACGTTCGGTTTCAAGGCAATCGGTTCCAGGGACGAGGTCGTCGCACAGCTCAAGGCCTGCGACGACACCAACTACGGAGACCTGGGTAAGGCGGTCCGCGACCTCGTCGTTTCCAACCTGGAAGCCACGAGCGGACAGGCAGCGCATTCGGCAGACGCGTGGGCCGTGAAGTACGTCGTCACAGGCAATGGTCATGGCGACAGTAACAGCGTCAGCTTCAGCCTCGAGGTGCACAGTCACTGGGTCCCGCAGGCCAAGCCCGACGCTGTGCAGACTCCGGTCAACACCGACGTTCCTCAGCAGGCTGGTCCGGACACCCAGAGCTGACCAAGGGCTCTGTGGAATCTTGAGTGAGGAGGGACCGTGCCTGCGCCTGGTGTTACGTACGTAACAGTCAGTGACGTCCTCTATCGCGGGGACGGTTCCTTCGACTCGGGCATCATTGAGTTTCGACTCACGCAGCAGATCCACAAAGCTGGCACGGTTGTGTTGTCGCCGACCACCTGGGTTGTTATGGTGTCGGCTGTAGATGGTTCGTTCTCAGTGTCTCTGCCTGCTAGCGACGATCCTAGCCTGACTCCTGCATCGTGGTTCTACCAGGTGCAGGTTCGTACCAAGGAGTGGAACCAGACGTTCTACATGCCTGTGCTGATTGCATTGGCTGGATCGGGTGCGAAGTTATCGCAGCTGTTGGATCACGTAGCAGTTCCTTCTGCGCCTGGCTTTGACCTGTCAGCGTTTTTGCAGAAGACCGGTGGCACCATGACTGGTGCCTTGACTCTTGCTGCTGATCCGACTACTGCACTGGGTGCAGCGACCAAGCAGTACGTGGACAGCTTTGCTGCATCTGGGACGCCTGATGCGACTACGACGTCGAAGGGCAAGATCCAGCTTGCGGGGGACCTTGCTGGCACGGCCGCCTCGCCTACGGTACCGGCCCTTGCGGGCAAGGCTGCGCTAAGCCATACGCACTCCGAAGCTGACGTTGCCAACTTGCAGAATGACTTGTCTAGTGTTTCGACGGCTGCGTCTAATGCGCAGACTACGGCTAGCAATGCTATTCCGAAGTCAGTGGCTACCACTAAGGGTGACATCCTCGTTGCTACTGGTGCTAGCACTGTTGTACGGTTAGGCGTAGGCTCCGACGGTCAGGTACCTACAGCGGACCATACACAGACATCAGGCATCAAGTGGGCAACGCCTTCAGGTGGTGGGTCGGGTCCGAACCTATACCTTCCTGCTGGCTACGGACTTACTGCAATTACGGGCGATCCACTTACGTACCAGTTCACGCAGCCGGGCGGTAACAACACGATCTGGTACATGCGATTGCCGACCCCTTCGAGCGGCATCGTAACTAACCTCTGGGCTGCATGTGGTGTCGCAGGCACTTACGACAACACTACCACTCCCAACCAGCTCGGCATTTATGACGACACAGGTGCACAGAAGGGTACCACAGCCAACGACAACACTCTGTGGACCTCGACAGGCTGGAAGGGTGGCGCCATTACTGGCGGCGCTGTTACTGTTGGTACGTCGTATTTCTACCTGTTAGCATTGATTCGCGGGTTCGCTGGTGGTAACCCTCAGCTCTGCTTCCCTAACTCGCCTGTCGACGCGCATACCTTCGCTACTCGTGGACCTGGTCAGACCAACCGCCGTTGCGGCTATGCGGGCGGTAATGCGCTTCCTGCTAGCTTCGACCCTACAGCTTACGGTACGGAATCTGGCTACGGCTACCTCTGTGGGGTGAGCTAATGAGTCTGGTAGTGGATAAGCGTAAGTACTTCAAGTCCATTAACTACACTCCTCACCCTGAGCAGTGGAAGTTCCACAACTCCCAGGCACGGTTTCGAGTCCCCTGCTGTGGTCGGCGGTTTGGTAAGTCCACAATGGCTGCGCGGGACCTCGAGCCTCACCTGTTCATTCCCAAGACGCGGTACTGGATTGTAGGTCCGACCTACGACTTGGGTGAGAAGGAGTTTCGGGTCATCTGGGATGACCTAATGATCGGTAAGGGGTTTGGTAGGGACAAGCGAATCAAGAAGGCGTACAACAAGAAGCAAGGGGACATGTACATTGAGTTTCCCTGGCAGACGCGCCTAGAGGTTCGCTCGGCTGAGCACCCTGAAAACTTGGTCGGTGATGCGCTCAACGGCGTCATTATGTCCGAGGCGGCCAAGCAGAAGGAACAGACGTGGAAGAAGTACATTCGACCCGCGCTGACTGACTTCCGCGGGTTCGCTACCTTCCCGACTACGCCTGAGGGTTATAACTGGCTGCACAAGATGTGGCAGTATGGCCAGGATCCTGATCGTCCGCTGTACGAGTCGTGGCAGTTTCCTTCCTGGTCTAACACGGCGATCTATCCGACAGGGTACGACGACCCTGAGATTCAGGAACTCAAGGCTAGTACCATTACGGAGTGGTTCGACCAAGAAATCGGTGCACAGTTCTCAGCCTTTGTCGGTAAGATTTACGGCGAGTGGCGAGAAACCGTTCACGTTAAGAAGCATACGTTCAACCCTGCCTGGCCTAACTACGTTGCCTTTGACTGGGGCTTCACGAACCCTATGGCTGCGATCGAGTTCCAGGTCGCACCTGATGACACTATCTACATCTGGCGTGAGTACTACAAGGCCTTCGTAACTCTAGACACTGCCTTACGTGAGATGAAGGCACGTGAACAGCCTAAGGGCTATAGGCTGGATATGGCCTTTGGCGACGCTGCCGATCCTGAGGCAGCTATTACGGTCAGCGAGAAGTTAGTCGGGTGCTATGCAGACCCGAAGGCTAAGGAGAACTGGCGCGACGGTGTAATGACCGTCAAGAAGTTCTTGAAGATGCGCGAGACAGGCCTATACGACGAGCACGAGCGGCCCATTGAGCGCCCTGGACTGTATGTTGATCATTCCTGCAAGAACGTCATCAAGGAGTTCAACAACTACAAGTCCAAGGAACCTGTCAACGGTTCGAATGTGCCCGAGATGGGTCAGAAGGTCGAAGACCATGCTATGGATGCAATCAGGTATGGCCTTGTACACCTGTTTACGTTGGGTGCTAGCCACCACCTGAGTGAGGTTATGGGTCCGACGTCGTTCTACCGCGACCCTGATCCGGGCGATCTCAACAGGCTGTCCGGTATGCGAGGACTTGCCAGCTCCGAACTCGACCACGGCATGTTCGTGGCATCTGAACTAATCTTCTAGCTTCAACCGTTCACGTTTATGTAACGTGGAAGTAGAGGAGGGAACATGCCACTTAGGGCCGCTAAGACTGCTCTCCAGCACGCAGTGCGGTATATCTTCGCCAATGGACGGAGCATGTCGGCCGCGCATCTGGGGTTTGCAGGTTCAGCGCTGGCCACACCTGGCGTTGGGACTGCGACTACTGGCGGTACTCTGGCCGCGGGTACCTACGCGTACAGCTGCACTGCGCTCGTGAATGGCGTCGAGACTGTGGGAAGTGCCACAGCGTCCCAGGTCACCACTGGCAGCACCTCCACCGTGACCGTCACTGCACCCGTGACACCTGGTGCTACTGCCTACCGCTTCTACGGACGCACGTCCGGATCACAGCTGTTAATGTCACAGCAGACCAGTAACGTGTTCGTTGACACTGGTTCCGTCACGCCTCAGACGGGCGTCACTGCTCCTGCCTCCACTGCAACTGCGACGCTGCTCTTTCCGGAGCTGCAGGGTGGGCGCCTGATTCATGGCGTTCCTCTCGCTACTAGCGTCAAGCAGACTGGTGCTTACCAGAACCGGGGGCTCTGATGGCGACCCGGAAGCTGAAGGTAAACAGCCACGTCAATGTGTTCAGCGGTGGCAAGCTGCTTCCGGGTACGGTTACCAGCTTCGCAACGGACACCGCACCGATCGTAAGGCTCGGCCATACTGGTACTACCTTCGGAACTGCTTCTGTCGGCGTTCCTAAGTGGTCACGCACGGGCTCAAGGGCAGGGACATACACACCATGACCACTACAGAGTCGGGCCTCACGTGGGCTGAGGCGCTTGAGAAGTACGAGTTCATCGATCGTGTTACCGATCCTGATGGTCAGTCAGTAGTCATCATGGCTGAGCGCGGTAATACGCTTGCTGCGAACAATACACTTGGGCGCCCTGACCTGAATGAGATTGGCACCACGAGCCCGTCGACCTACCTGAGCTTCCTCAGGCAGGAATACAATCCTGACCTTCGTGAACAGCAAGGTCTTCGGACCTATGACAAGATGCGTAGGTCCGACTCGACGGTCCGCTCGACTCTGCGTCTGATGAAGACCCCTGTCCTTAGTGCTCGCTGGTTCATCAAGCCTGCGAGCCCTTCCGCACGGGACAAGAAGATCGCCGACTTCGTGTCGTGGAACCTCTTCAAGGGCATGACCAACTCCTGGCCACAGCTGCTGACTGAGACGCTGCTGTGCCTCGAGTTCGGCTACTACATGTTCGAGAAGGTCTGGACCAACAAGCACCCTGAGCGCCCTGGAATGGTGTGTTGGCAGAAGTTCGCTCCTCGCCACCCTCTCGATGTTCTGTACTGGGAGTTTGACGACAAGGGCGGTCCTGCAGGTGTCCAGATGTACAACTACAGTATCCTGAATACCATCTTCATCCCCATCAACAAGCTTGCCGTCTTCACCTTCGAGAAGGAGGGCGGCGACATGACCGGCCTCTCCCTCCTGAGGTCTGCGTACAAGCCCTGGTACTACAAGCAGCAACTGGAGAAGATCGATGCCATCCAGAAGGAACGTCACGGCATTGGCATCCCGATCATTAAGCTTCCTCCGGGCTTCTCTAAGGACGATCGCACAGTTGCAGACAACCTCGGACGTAATCTGCGTACCAACGAGCGTGCACACATTGTTCTTCCTCCCAACTGGGACATCGTCTTCGCCAAGCTCGAGGGCCAGCCGGTCAATGCGCTAGACTCCCTCAACTACCACGATGACCAGATCGAAATGAACGTCCTGGGCAACTTCATCGACGTCGAATCCAGTCGTGGCAAGGATGAAGACCACACGATGTTCATGCGCAGTACTAGGTTCCTGGCCTCGTGTGTTGAAGACGTCTTCAACTCGTACTGCATTCCTGACCTGGTCAACTTCAACTTCGCGCGGACACCCAATGGCTATCCTGAACTCAAGGCACGACGGATCGGTGAACAGGAAGACTGGCGTACACTCTCCTTCACGGTTCGCAACCTGGTCGGTGCAGGCGCTCTTACACCTGATGATGACCTGGAAGATGCCCTTCGCGAAGAGACCGACCTTCCGCCGCGTGACCCCACGACCTCTCGCGACATCGCTAACCCGCAGGGTGCCCCGATCGAGGGTCAGGCAACCGCGCCTCAAGGTGGTGGAACCGCACGTCCTACTCCTGCGAACCAGCAGCGAGGTCCCTCTGGCGCGAACGTTCCCAGCGCGCCAGCCCCTTCGCCCGCACAGCTCCCAAGGCAAAGCAGGCGCCCTGTGGTATCTGTTCCTCGCGGGAACGCGGGCGTTGACAGGAGTGGTAAGTAGTACACGTATATACGAATCAGTTGTGTACCCTTGGGTCACTGTGTTATCATTAAGACAAGGGAAAGGGGCGCGCCATGGCAGGTAAGCCTGCTGCCAAGAAGGGCATGGGCTTTGCGGCCGCTGCCAAGAAGGTTGAGGCGCAGGGCAAGTCTCCTGCAGCCGCGAAGGCCATCATTGCAGCAGGCGCGCGCAATGCGTCTCCTGCTGCTAAGGCAGCCAATCCGAACCTCAAGAAGGTTGCGGCTAAGAAGCCCGTACCCAAGAAGGTTCCTTCGAAGGGGAAGGGCGGTGGCTACGGGAAGTGACGACGCAGACCTTTAGCTACCTGTACGACCTCTCGGGTATTCAGTTCGATGACAATACCACATCGAGCTGGATCCAGGCCTTCCCCGTCGGCAAGTACCAGCATCCCACGTATGGCGAGATCAATGTGACGCCAGAGCGTGTGAAGGCCTTCGCAGCGAGCGTCAACAACAAGGTTCGTGGTACGGATCTTGACATCGACTACGACCACAAGGCGCAGACGCAGATCGCTGCCGGATGGGTCAAGCAGGCAGAGGCGCGACCCGACGGTCTGTACCTTCATGTGGACTGGACGCCTGCTGCTGCGAAGAAGATCATGGACAAGGAGTACCGTTACTTCTCGCCTGAGTACACGGACTCCTGGACGGACAATCAGGGTGTGACTCACACTGACGTTCTGTTCGGTGGTGCACTCACCAACCGTCCTTTCCTGAAGAACATCCAGCCGGTCAATCTCTCGGAAGCAATGACGAAGCTTCTCGCGACGTCAGCGCCTCCTACTTCACCCAACGATGGTACGGGTACGCGTACTGATCCCCAGAGCAGTTCCGTTGCACCATTGAGCGTTGACGATGCGCTCGGTAGGATGGCGGATCTTCTGGGTCTCGATCACAACGCTGACCACAACCAGATCCTGGGTGCGGTTAGTATGCTCACCAAGGATGAGGCATCCGAGGGTGATGACGAAACCAAGGAGCCCGGGCAGGGCAACGACAAGGAGACGCAGATGTCCGATAAGGACAAGGGCGGCGGGGCACCTGCGGTGACCCTGTCCGACCAGCAGCTGATGGAGCACCCGGTCTTCAAGCAGATGAGCGAGAAGTTGGCTGTGCTGGAGGCAGCGAATAGGCTCGCCGAGGTTCAGCGACAGCTGACCGAACTGAGCGAGGGCAACTACGTTCTCACCCCTGCGGTTAGGGAGCTGGCTGAGCCCTTCATGCTCACGCTCCCTGCCGAGGCGTGCCTGAAGTTCTCTGAGATCCTGCGTCTCTTCGTCGAGCGTAAGGGTATCGTCGAACTGGGTGAGCGTGGCATCGCTCGGCAGCACATCAGTGCTGAGGAGCAACTGACGGGTGTCAAGGCCTTTAGCGACGCTGTCGCACGGGTTCGTGCCGAGGACAAGACGCTGTCGTACACCGACGCTGTTCGCACGGTCGCTGCGAACGATCCGCAGCTGTACGAGAACTACCGTCTGTCCACTCTGGCTGGCGAGTAAGGGAGGAGGTAAGTCATGGGTCCGAACTTCGTTCTCGACAAGGGCTTCAAGGTCAACGCCTCCGCTACCGTCAATGCGTTCACGTGTGCCACGCTGGACACTACGGATGCTTCAGGCGGTTCCGTCACCACTGCTGGTACCAGCACGCGTGTTCTAGGGGTGTACCAGGAGACCTTGGATGCGGCCAAGGTCTCGACGGGCAAGGCGACCGTTGACGTGCGCATCATGGGTATCACTCGTGGTGTGACCGGCGGTGCGATCACCATCTACACGCCCGTGTTCTGTGACGCGTCTGGCAACTTCGTCACCGCAGGTGCTGCGGGCACCAAGCAGGCTGGCATCGCCCTCACGGGTGCTTCCGGTTCTGGTCAGGTCATCGATGTGCTGCTGACGCCGGGTGCGACAGTTTCCAGCTGATTCTCGGAGGGAGTGAATCATGGCAGTTTACAGCCCTTCGGGGTCCGGCTCAGTCCACGTCGATCTAGTCCTCACCCAGATCTCGATCCAGTGGCCGATGGACATGGGCTTCGTCGGGCCGGAGCTCTTTCCGGCCGTGCCTGTGGCGAAGCAGTCCAACAAGTACTACATCTTCGACCGTGAGTTCTTCAAGGTCGAGGCCAACGACGTTCGTGCACCTGGTACGGTCGCGAACGAGATCCCTGGTCTCAAGGTCAGCACGGACTCGTACTACGCTTCCGAGCATGCCCTTCAGATCGCGGTCACGGATGAAGAGCGGCAGAACGCCGACATCCCTCTGCAGCCGGACCAGGACGCTACGGAGCTGATCACCGATCGCATCATGTTCAGTCGCGAACTGAACATGATGAACATGGCCCGTACGATCGGTAACTACGCGTCGGGCAACAGTGTCACGCTGTCGGGTACTGCTCAGTGGAACAGCGCGAACTACTCGACGTCCAACCCGATCTCGGACATCAAGACCGGCATCCGAGCGATCAACGCGAAGATCTTCAAGAACCCGAACCTGGCTATCTTCCCGTACCAGGTGATGACACAGCTCGAGGACCACCCGGACTTCATCGAGCGCATCAAGTACTCCGAGCGCGCGATCCTGACGCCGGAGATCATTTCCTCAGTTCTGGGCATCGATCGCGTCCTGGTCCCAGGTGTCGGCTACTCCACTGCTGGTGCGGGCGTGTCCGTCACTTCGGCGAACATGACCTACATGTGGGGCAAGGATGTTATCCTCGCCTACGTGCCTGGTGCTCCCGGCATCAAGAAGCTCGGGTTCGGCTACGAATTCGTGTGGGGCTTCGGTGGAGGTCAGGCGCGCGACAACGGCAAGACGGGTGGTTCTTCGCAGTCGCAGGTCATCGATCGGTGGCGTGAAGACCCACGTGCGTCGGACATCGTCCGCGTTCGTCGGCGCTACGACCTGAAGCTGGTCGGCATCGAGAACAACCTGCTCATCACCGGCTACCTCATCCAGAACGCGGTGGCCTGAGGAAGGAGGAAGTATGGCTTACTTCGCCAAGACCCAGATCCAGCACGGGCTCGACGACGGCACTGCTGTCACGATCCAGCCCGGCGACGAGATCACCGCAGAGCACGGCCTGAACGACAACGACATCGCTACCCTGCTCGCTTCGGATTCCATCGAGGAGTCCGACGAGTTCTCGGGCGAGACCCCTGTGGGCCCGCTGCAGCGTGTAACCGTCGCCGAAGGTGTCGAGGGCTCCAGCCTTCCCTCCGGTGCTCCCGAGCCTGTCGACGAGGAAGACGTGAACGCGGAGGAGTCCGTTCCGCCGGCCGAGGTCGTCGACGAGCGTACGCCGGAAGAGAAGGCTGTCGACGAGGACGCTGACACTCAGGAGTGAGGTGAAGTATGGTGCACATCACGGTACAGCAAGCGCAGGCTTGGTCTGAGACTACCAAGCTGCCGGTCAACAACCTTGATGTGCCCCTGCTTACGCAGATCGAGAACCAGGTGCTGGCGACGTTGTCGGAAGGCTTCGACGTCAGCACCTGGACCGATACTACGAATACGCCTCCGATGGTACAGCAGGCTATGGCTATGCTGTACGTCTCGTGGTTTTACAACCGGCAATATTCTGAAGACCAGGAGCATGTTAACGTCTACGCAACGCTTTTGCGTGCGGAGGCAGAGGCACTGATTACAGGCATTCTCGATGGCTCGATCATCATGCCTGGCCAGATTGCTCCCTCTTCCGAGGCTCCTACGTTCTACCCTACCGACTCTTCTTCGGCGCAGCAGCCTACAGACACTGACACCTCTCTGGGCGATGCGTCGTTCTCCATGGGGAAGGTGTTCTAATGACAGCTCCCCGCAAAGACTCTGGAATCCTCGCCTTCGACTTCTCGCCGACGATTGGTATCCTGGCTCGAGACCTCGACAAGATGGGCGTCGACATTCGTTCGTGGCGTGTGCCGTTGACAAATGCTGTCCGCAACGTCATGATTCCTTCCTTCCAGCAAAACTTTGAATCGGGCGGACGTCCTGATGCCTGGGAGCCGTTGTCTGAGTCTACGCAGCTTATTCGTGAACGTGCAGGTCAGAGTGGTCCTACCCTAATTCGTTCGGGTGCACTGAAGCGCAACATGGGCTATATGACCATGTGGGACATCACGGACAGCTACGCAATCGTGAAGCAGCTGCCCGACCGTATTTGGTATGGCGCTGTTCACCAGGCAGGTTACGGCACTACAGGTGCACAGATCCAGAGCAAGATCAAGCTTGCAGCTAAGAAGGGTATCAAGCTCAGTCCCGGTGCGGCTGCCAAGCAGGTCATGGGCGATCTTGACGCTAAGCTCAAGTCAGCGATGGCCACAGGTAAGTCGGTAGGTTCCAGTTCCGACCGAGCACACCCAATCCCTGCGCGCCCCTTCGTGATGTTTCAGGACGAAGACCTACCTAAGATCGACGAAGAATTCACGAAGTGGATTGACATGCGTATCGCTGCCGCAGGGTTTAGGGGGTGACTGTGAGTACACCTACTGATAGCCTCGAAACCTTTACAGCCACGATCCAGAACCTAATCACTGCACAGCAGTCTGCACTCAGCATCGCGGACGTGTGGTATGGTGAACAGCACAAGGTTCCGCGTACGCCTGAAGTGGAAGTGATTCCTGGACAGAAGGTACGCAATCCTGCTGGCGCACCTAGGCGAGTCAAGAACTCGTTCGAAGCCTTCGTGATGGTCCTAGCAGGTCAGGTCCAGGACACTCAGTTGAACTTGCACCTTGCGGGACAGCTGTCTGAGTCCATCGAGGCAGTACTCCACGCAGATCCTACACTCGGGGGTATCTGCATTAACTGTCTTGTGGTACGTACCGAGTTTGGTGTTGCTACTCGTAGCTCTACGCAGTACAGGGCAGCACGGTTAACTGTTCAGGCGGAGTCTCTTACGCTCCTTCCCATGCAGCCGAACTACAACCAGTAAGGTGGTGTGAAGTGGGATACGGTATTGGTGGTGGCGGCTTCCTGGGATTGGCGCTCGAGCAGCTCCAAGCACCTGTGCAGGCAGCTGCAACGAGCTCGACGTCAGGTGGTACGCTTCCTGCGACTTCCACGTACAAGTACGTACTCACGGCAACCAACGCTGCAGGTGAGACCACAGTTAGTAACGAGCAGACCATCACCACTGGCGCAGGTTCGACCAACTCCAACACGGTCAACTGGGCCATCGTGAATGGTGCCTCAGGCTACAAGATTTATCGTACTGCTGCAGGTGGTGGTACTGGTACTGAGCTCTTGCTGGCTACGGTTACTGGCGGCTCCACTGTGAGCTACGTGGACACGGGCGCACTTACTCCTTCGGGTGCTCAGCCTGTTGCCAACACCGCCATCGCTTCCGGCGTGTATACTCCTCCGACGAAGTACGGTCCGATCACGTCCGAGACGCTCAAGTACGTTCAGAGCTCGCAGTGGCGTCGTTCGATTCGTCAGTCGGTCGACAACCTTGGTGGCGTACCGGGTGACGTTCACACCGAGGGCGATGTCGCCATCGAAGGCCTGACGGACATGATGGTCTACTTCCACAGGTGTATGCGGCAGAACGTGGTTAAGACTGGTCCGGTCTCGGGCAAGTACCAGTACGTGTTCAGTCCTACGGCTGCTGCAACTGCTGGCCGCACGCTTTCGTTGACCGTTGTTCGTAATGGCGTAGTGTTCGGTTACACTGGCTGCACTGTCGGTACGGTCAAGTTCGGTATCTCCAACGGTATGCTGACTGCGACGTACAGCATCATCGGTATGGACGAGACCGTGCAGAGCCTGCCCACCCCTGTGTGGAACACGAACCAGCTGCAGCCGTTCGGTGCTGGCGAGTACGACGTCGAGATCCCGCTGGGTACGCAGGTCTTCGACACGGCAACGTTCGACTTCACGTCTACCGACAACGCGACGCCGAACTACCGCATGAAGAACACTGGTCGAGGCGCGCAGTTCGTCTCCTTCAAGGAGCGTACTGTGACGCTGAACCTGACTCGTGACTTCCAGGATCGTACTGACTACGATGCCTTCAAGGCGCTCACGGCACAGGCCCTCAGGATCAAGGCACAGAAGGCCGTTACCGGGGAGATTTTCCAGCTCGACATCCCTGCAGGTGTGAAGGATACCTTCGAGGCTGCTAACTTGGCCAACCAGGGTGACCTGCTGCAGTCCAAGATTGTCTACCAGGGAACGCTGGACCCTAGTACGGGTAATGCCTGGGTGGCCACTATCACCACTACAGAAAACATGACTCCGTAACACTAGAGTCTAAGCAAGTCTAATCAAGATCAACAACGCCCCTTAGAGCTCTACGTGACTTACAGGTTCCCTAGCTTAGACTCAAAGGGACTTGAGTCTATCGCTAGTCTATAAGCTCGTGAGCTCTTAGTTTAGAGAAGGATGTGCCACATGCCCGCAGCTGTTGTGAACATGAGCTCCACAGAGCGGTTCGACCTCAAGTCGGCTCCTCCGGACGGGTACGTTGTCCTGCGCAAGATGACCTATGGGCAGAAGCTGGTTCGTCAGCAGAATGCCATGAAGATCCAGATGGAGATGCAGCGCGGGCGCAAGAGTGGCAACACTAAGGCCAACATGGAAATGGAGTCGCTGCAGACTACCATCACAGACTTCAGGAACTGTGTCATCGAGCACAACCTGACTGACGACGGCGGGCAGCTGCTGAACCTGGCTACCGAGTTCGACGTGTCGCGTCTGGACCCGCGTGTGGGCGAGGAGATCTCGACCTACATCGACCAGATGAACAACTTCGAAGACGAAGAGGCCCTGGGAAACTCTGGCAACGCGTCCACCTCGCAGTCCTAAGAGATGGCCGCGGCGCTGATGGCGACGACGATGTAGCAACCGTTCTGTCTGTGGTATCCCTGTGTCAAAGCTTTTACTGTTTGCCAAATGCAGGTGGATTGCTCGACCAGGATCCGTTTTGGGTCGAAGCAATGGGCGTAGTAATTAATGCGCAGGCAGTAAAGCAACAGCAGAGTTAGGAGGATGACGTGGCTCTTAGTACTCGCGAGATCCTCCTTGTCATGCGTGCACAGGACGAAATTTCTGGTGTGCTCAGTAAGCTGGTTGGTAGCCTGGGTAGCGTAGATAAGGCAGCGCAGTCTGCAGCTAAGTCGCAGATGGCTACGGGTGTTGCGATTGCAGGCGTAGGCCTTGGTATGGCCTCTGTAGGTGCTAAGACACTCGAGAGTATGAAGACTGCAACCGATGCAGCAAAGGAATTCGAGCAAGGCGTTGCATCGGTCGCTACCCAGGTTACCACTACTAAGGCAAGTAATCAGGAACTTGGCGATACGATTCTTAACGTTGCTAAGAATACTGCAGTACCTATTAAGGACCTGACTAGTGGTCTGTTCGATATCTTCTCCACCATTGATGTCAACGTTCCACAGTCACAAGAGCTCTTGACCGCCTTCGCAAAGGAAGCCGTTGCTGGTCAGCTAGACCTTCAGACCGCAGGCCGTGCGACCATGACGGTCATGAATGCGTACCACATCCCTATTGACCAAGTCAATAAGGTCCTGGACATCAACTTCCAGTTGCACCGCGTGGGTGTTGGTACGTATCAAGAGTTCGCAGCTGTAATGGGTCAGTCGGTACCCTCTGCCATTCGTGCTGGTCAGTCGTACGAGACCCTCGCTGGCATGATGGCGTTCCTGACCCGAAATGGTCTGAGCGCAGGAGCTGCGGCTGCAGCGGCCGGTCGTTCACTAGATGCTTTCTCCAACCCTAAGGTTGTTGACCGCCTAAAGGCTATGGGTGTTGCTGTCCTTGACTCCAAGGGCGGCTTCAATGACATGTCTGTCGTCATGGAGCAGTTGCAACAGAAGCTGGCAGGACTGACTGCTCCTGAACGTTCGCAGGCCTTGCATGACTTGTTCCTGGGTGCTGGTGGTACGATCCAGGCACGCAGGTTCTTCGACATGGTCACCTCGGGTACCGAGAGTGCGAAGCAGTTCACAGGCTTCGTCGACGACATGAAGAACTCCACTGGGGCCTTCACCGACGCGTACAACGAAATGGCTGATACCACTCAGAACCAGTCACAGCAGCTGGAGAACGAGTGGCAGGTTATGCAGATCAAGATCGGTCAGGCATTGATTCCTGTTATGCAGGAATTGATTAAGATCCTGACCGGCGTACTCGAGTGGTGGAATAACCTCGACGACGGTCTCAAGCAGAACATCGTTCGCTGGGTTGCTATCGGTGCTGCAATCCTCGTTGTACTCGGTGTCCTGGTGATGATCGCTGGCGCCTTCGTCACTCTTGGTGGCGTAGCGGCCCTGCTAGGTATCAGCCTAGGTGCACTGCTAGGAATCTTTGCTGCAGTTGTTGTAGGTATTGCTGCTATTGTTGCAGTCGTTGTTCTAGTTGTTCAGCACTGGACTGAAATCAAGAATGCTGTCATTCCTATCTGGGATGCCGTTCTTGCCAAGCTGCAGCAGGTCTACGACTGGATCAAGTCCCAGATCGGTGACAAGCTCGCGGCCCTGTGGAAGGACATCACGAATACGATTCGTGCTGCCTGGAGCCCAGTTGCTGACTTCATCGGAGGGATCTGGCAGAAGATCGCTGACTGGGCAAACAAGATCTGGCCTGACGTCAAGAAGATCATCGACCCGATCATCCAGTGGTTCAAGGACATCTGGCCCTACGTTAAGGATATTGTCAGTGCCAACCTGAATGCAATGGCTGACGCACTGACGTTCCTGTGGGGCATTATCAAGGCAGTCTTCACAGCTATCTGGGACGTCATCAAGGGTGTTGTCTCAGGCCTTGTGAGCATCTTCCAGGGTCTGATCGACTTCATCGTCGGTGTGCTTTCAGGTGACTGGGGTAGGGCTTGGAACGGCATCAAGGAGATCTTCAGTGGTATCGTCGATATTCTCGACGGCATTGTTCAAGGCCTCTGGGACCTGATCAAGGGTGTCTTCTCTGCAGGTGTTGACTTCGTTGTCAACCTTGCAGGCGACTTCGGTAAGTTGCTCGCAGGCGTCTGGAACGTCATTTCGACTACTGCTGTCGACCTCTGGACGAACTTCTGGAACTGGTTGAAGAAGCTTTGGAACGACGCTGTCAGCTGGATCATGGACGTGATCAATGGTTTCACCAAGGCAGTCAGTGACAGCTTCTCCTGGGTAATTGACAAGATCACGCAGATCTGGAACGGCTTGATGGACATCGCTAAGAAGCCGGTTCAGTTCGTGATCGACGTCGTCTACAACAACGGCATTGTGCCCCTGTGGAACGGTATCGCTGGTCTGTTCGGCCTTGGTAAACTTGATCCTCTGCACTTGGCAGATGGTGGCCACGTCAACGGTCCTGGAGGCCCTCGCGATGACGTTATCCCTGCATGGTTGTCTAACGGTGAGTATGTCATGCCTGCCGACAAGACGTCACGGTACTTTGGCGCTCTGGAAGCTATGCGCGCTGGAAGGTTTGCTGACGGCGGACTAGTCGGAGACATCGGCAGCTTCTTTAGCAGCGCAGGCAGCTGGCTCGCAGGAATCGGATCCAGCATCGCCGACTTCTTCTCCGACCCTGTGGGGTCTGTTAAGAAGATGTTCCAGGGGCCAATTGACCAGGTCAAGCAGATTGCTGGCACGAAGTGGGGCCAGGCACTAGCGGCTGTTCCTGGTAAGGTGCTTGATGGTGCCGTTCATAAGGCAGAAGACTTTGCGAAGTCACTTCTGAATCTGGGTGGGTCCGGAGGCAACGTCGATCAGTACTCGCCATTGGTTCTACAAGTTCTGGCCATGCTTGGGCAGCCTGCAAGTCTGCTTCCGAATGTGCTTCGAAGGATGAATCAGGAGTCTGGTGGCACGTAACTGCCATCAACAAGTACGACATCAACGCACAGCGTGGCGATCCATCACAGGGTCTGATGCAGGTCATTCCTTCGACGTTCGCTGCCTATGCGGGACCGTTTGCCAGCTTGGGTATTATGAATCCGCTGGCGAATATCTACGCTGGCCTTAACTATGCACTCCACACCTACGGTAGCATTCAGGCAGCTATGGACAAGCCCGGCGGCTACAAGAACGGTGGGTGGCTGAAGCCTGGGCAGTTGGGTTACAACGAGACATCGAAGCCCGAAGCGGTATTTACGCAGGAGCAGTTGGCCGGTCTCCTGAACCACAAGAAGAGCAGTCAGCAGGTGTCGCAGAACTTCTACATCACCACACAGGAGATCGATCCCGTTCGGCACGCAGCCGATCTGGGCTGGGAATTGGCGAAGAGGTCGTGACATGACAGCACCAGTTCTTAGCGACTTCACTTTCCAGTTCGGTGTAGGTGGCGTCCTGCTCAATGGTAACCCTACCAATACCGTCGATCCGTTCTTTGACGTCGAGAAGGTTACCGGCTTCGACTCAGCACCCTTTCGCTCGTCGACCAAGGCACTCGACGGACGTGATGGTGGTATCGTCGAAGCGGAGTTCCTCAACGTACGAACCATCGTGATCAGCGGTACAGTTTACGGACAGAGCAACCCTATCGGTCCCTACCTTGACTTGGCCAAGGCTAACTTCGCGCCGTCTAAGGTCGATACGCCTTTGTACATCAAGGAACCTGGAAACCCTCAGCGTCAGATCTTCTGCAAAAGCCTCGGCTTCAAGTACGACTGGGAAACCTTATACCGAACCAACTGTGCACAATTCCAGATTACGCTAGTTGCAGCAGACCCTGTGGTGTATGGAACGGTGCAGCACCAGGCGATGGGGTCGAATAACTCGAGCGCCTTTACAGGCTTCGGGTTCAACCTAGGCTTCAATTTCGGGTTCGGCGGTGCGTTCTTCCCAGCCAACCTGACCGTAGTCAATTCGGGTAATAAGGAAGTTGGTGGTACCATTACTATTACAGGTAGTGGTACCAACGTCCGTATTATCAATGTCACTACAGGTAAGACCCTTGCAACTAGTATCGCAGTGGGCTCAGGAGACAACCTGGTATTCGACCTTAGCTACCGTAGGGTCACGTTGAATGGCGTTAGCCGACGAGGTTCGGTGACGCAGGAGAACTGGTTCAAGTTCAGCCCAGGACAGACAGTCCTTCAGCTTCAGACAGACACCGGTACCATCTCGGCAACGGTTCTCAACTACGACGGGTGGCAGTAATGGCTATCGTTGCCCCTGGTGGGTACTTTCAGAACTTGTCGAACCACTCGGCACAGCTACTGCGGCTCGCTTCTACAACGTTGCCCTACAAGCCGCGCACCACAGGATCGAACACGCTCACCTCACTGCAGTGTGCTAGCGGCGTTGTCATGCAGGCCAACAGCTTCCAGGTTGCAGCGCAGTCCTCGCCTAACATGTCCGTCCTTGTGCACCGAGGCAAGGGTGTCGTCGAAGGTACTGATGGCCTGACACAAGCTAGCTACGGTGTGTTCAACGATGCCGACGTTACACTTGCGATCGCTACCTCGGACCCTACGCGCCTCCGCGTTGACATTGTTTACGTCAACGTTCGAGATGCCGCGTACACGGGTTCAAACAACGACGTGCGTCTTCTGGTAGCAACGGGCAACCCTGCTACAGGTACGGCAGATGAATCGGTACTGCCTACCAACTCGATGGTCCTGGGGTATGTGAACGTCCGTGCGAACACTACCCAGATCCTGAGCACTGACATTGTTGACCGGCGAAGGTTCCTGACGGCCAATGGTGGTGTGAAGGTCACACAGTCTTTCGAGGCAGGCGATGCAGGTATTCAAAATGGCGACCTGCGTTACTATAAGGGTGTCCTTCAGGGATACGACACTGTTGGTAGTTCTTGGCATGGTCTGAACAACGCCTATACTGTGAAGACGGACAGCAACTGGTTCCCCAGCGGCTATCCTACAAACGGTGCGAACCCTGTTACGTTGGACATTACCTCGGTCAGCGACCCTGGCTGGCCTTACATGCTTGAAGTCGTGTTCAACCTCACGTTCGCACTGGATACAGGTACTCGGTTCGACTTCATTGCTCGTGACAATGGTACTGGTGGCTCTGAAATCTGTTCCATCGAAGGGCCTGTTGGAACCAACTTTTTCACCACTATGACATCGTACACGAGTTGGTACGGGCCTCTGACCGGCGCACGTAACATCTACGTCATGGCAGAGAGGCAGAGTGGTTCTGGCAACTTGGCAATCGACGCCGGTGTTCGCGCATCCTTCATTCATGTGAAGCAGGTTGCGACCTGGCCTAGCTCGTAAGGAAACGCCTATGACCCGCTACGGATACGATTCAGTTACTCCGTCGAACATTCCCACAAACGCCCCTGTGGTGTTCGGCTACGTCGATGGACGCTTTGCCTGGTCGCCTGGTGACTGGGCACGCTTCACTGGTTTGAAGCTGCGCATTGCAGTCTTCCCCAGTACTAACGACGGTCACATTCTGGACTGCGAGCCCGGTGATGCTATCCCGTCGCAGTGTCCTGGATGGGCTGAAATGCGTCGCGCGGCTGGTATCGATCCTACTGTGTACACGAGCTTGGCAGAGTGGGGCCAGGTGATCGATGCTTTCAACAACGCAGGCGTTGCACAGCCTCACTACTGGATCGCTGCATACCCTGGTGCAGGTGAAGTACAGCAAACGCTTCGTGGCTTCACATCAATTGCGCACCAGTTCACCGACACAGGTGCGTACGATAAGTCTGTCGTAGTTGATGTCTGGCCTGGTGTCGAAACCCGTTTTACGCCTAACAATGTAGTGGAGGACAACATGTGGATTCCCTACTCGACCATGGGTGGTTGGCTCCTGTGGGTGTCGGAGGATTACCGCATCGAGGATACACAGGTGCAGGTTCCCAACGGTGCGACGTTCAATGGCCTGCCCATTGGTAAGCTGACTACCGATCGCGAGGCTGCGCTGCGTGCTCTTCAGGCAGCCAAGGAGGACGCGATCAATAACCCCGTGGCGCCGCAGGTCACGTTCAACAACGCGCAGCTGGCTCTGGACTTTCCCAAGAACTGGCAGGTCGTGCAGGCCGACGCGGTTACTACGAACGTTACCGGTAGCTGATTCCGACTCATCCAGGAGGGTGGCGTGGCAACATACAAGTACTACTTCTACGACCTACTAACGCATACCCTCCTGGATGAGTTCGGCGGCAATATGTTCGGTGTCAACTTCTCGATGTTCCTATCGGGAAAGATTGGTAGCAAGGTCGGCCAGTTTACCGGTACGTTCAGAGCAGATAGTCCTGGTTGGACAGTCTCCGACCTCCTGGCCGCTACCACACCGGGCAAGACCGCCCTGTGGATCGATCGCGATGACGTACCTGTGTGGTGTGGGATCGTGTGGAGTCGTACCTATCAGGCGACAGGTCGTACGTACGAGCTCAGTGCGCAGACTTTCGAGTCGTATCCGCATAACGTCTACAACAGTGCGGACTCCTCTGCTACTGAACCGTGTCAGGACTTCGTCTCTATCGCTTGGGGTGCTATTCAGGGTGCCTCGGCATACAACGTAGGAGTTGCAGTACCGCCTCTACAGGGAACTGGTAGTACTATTACCAGGTCCTTTGTAGGTACGGACTACAACTCCTGGGGCGACTTTATCGATAGTATGGCAGCTTCAGGTGCCGAGTTTTACATCAAGCCGACTAAGGATGTTAACGGCAATAGGGTCCCGCAACTAGTTGTAGGTAGGTGGGACCTTGTCGAAAATCCCCCTACGACGTACTGGCGCATTGGTGTTCCTGTCGCTCAGGCATTACAGTCGGGTGTCGATCTTCAGTACCCTACAGGCATTTCGGAATACTGGTGGCCTGAGAATGCTGTGCAGGCAGCAAACAAGGTCCTGGCCATCGGTAAGGCTAACGGCGCATCGACACCGCACCAGATCTATACGAATACGTCTAACCTGTCACAAGGCTACCCTGGTCTGGATAACCGCTTGACCTTGAGCGACATTGACAACCTGGGTGCATTGCAAGCCGTAGCGTCTACGCAGCTTACTAACCAGACGCCACCGATTATCACGCCCACCATTATTCTCGATGGAACGGTCGAGGGTGCATTCGGCTCCTGGAGTCTCGGTGACAACGTCAAGCTAGTGATCGACGATTCTTACAGGTTCCCTAACGGACCTGTTACAGGTGTGACGAGGATCGTGGGTTACAGTTTGACTCCGTCTAGTGAGAATGGTCCCGAAACTGTCAACCTCACCATCGATACTATTTCGAACTTGGCAGGTACGTCATGAACGAACAACCCGTACAGCATCCCAACCAAGTGATGTCGCGGCAAGCAATGGCCGACTCTCACAACTTCCGCACACGCGTAACGCCTCAGGGCGACCTGCTCGATATGATTCGAGACTTGCGGAAGCGCGTCGAGCGATTGGAAGCACAGATCAACACGCATTAGGGGGTAGCCGTGAACGAGGCGCTCATTGGTTGGCTAACCCAAGGGGGCGCCGGTGCTGCGCTCTTATTTGTTGTCATCTACATTCTTCGCGGCAAGCTCGTTCCGGATACGTCGCTGAAGCAGCTTCGGGAAGAAACCGACAAGAGGGTTGCGGAGGCCCTCAGAGTGGCAAAGATTTGGGAAGACGCATTCAACCGCCTAGAGATTCGCGGCGACAAACAAGAGGAGGCACTTCGTGAATGTCTCGAAGTTGGGCGGGCCTCCTTGGCGATTCTCGAAGCCGTTCGCAGGGCCTCGCAAGGGCACGTCGAACTACCCTCGGGACGTACCAATGAAGCGAATTAGAAGGGTTAAGAAGAAGCCCGTCGTTTCAGCGGCAGACCAAGCAAAGGCCAACGCAGCGCTTAAGCGTGCAGACGAAAAGCTTCAGCGTGCGGAGCGCCTTGCCGATGAGGTCAAACCTGTAATGCACGATCTCGAAGTGCAGCGCGAAGCTAACCACTTCGCACTTGACATTTACCGTGCAATGTTGGACGGTGGACGGTGACTGCTCTACAGGTATATGGGTTAGTTATTATTGTAGCTACCTTCTGTGCCTCGCTAGTCTTTGTGATCCTGTACGGGTTATATGCCAGCTGGTACAGGAGTCGTCTGGGTCGGCACTTGATGTGGTTTTCCATTGTGGTCACGGTGACCTATCTCAACAGTGTTGTGCGCACATTCTTTCCTGACTTGCCGTACAAGGTGGAGACCACGTACGTTATCATTACCCTGGTCTTCTTGGTCGTACTACAGCGTACCTGGATCTTTATCCGGGTCATGATTAAGGATCGCAAGGATCTGAAGGAGGCACGACGTAATGAACCTGAACGACAAGGTTCTTAGTGCTGTCCGTACGGGCGTTCCGTACGCGGTAGGACTCCTGATCAGCTACCTGGTCGTACACTTCGGCTTCACTGTTCCTGACAGTGTACAGAGCTGGCTGACTGCTGTACTGACCTTCGGCGTCGGCTATCTGTACTACTTGCTCGTGCGCTTCCTTGAGGGCAAGTGGCCGAGTCTGGGCTGGCTCCTGGGTGCACCGGTGCAGCCACAGTACAACCCGCCCGCGCCTACGCAGGTTCAGGTCGTGACCACGCCTGGTCCTATCGTGGGCAACCCTCCGAACGCTCCCTAGTCGGGCGTCTAGGGAGTAAGAAAGCCCCCCACCTTCTCCGTTGCGGGTCGGAGTAGTCCTAGGTGGGGGGCTTTCGTCTGCTCAGATGTAGGTCAGAAAGAAGCCTGCGAGGATCAGTCCACTCAGAAGTGCTGCGATCCCAAGGATGGTTGAGATAAGAATGTACCCCAGAAGGCCTACTGCACGTCCATACCGAACTGTCGCTGGCTCGCGCGCCTCTTCATTACAACGTTGATTGCCACTGACTTCCTGGCCGCGGGGATGTGGTCTTGACAGACGGAGTGTCCGTTCACGATCGTTACTGCATTCACTTCCAGCGGCTTCTGACTGTCCGCGTAACTCAGGTAGCAGACGATACACTTCATCGGAGTGGCTCCAGAAGGTCTCGGCGGCCCATAGAGAAGGCCATGAAGTGGAGGAGGTGTCGCATGGCGTCGTTGGCATGCTTGCGTCCTGGGCTGTACTTGCCGACCTGCTTGAGCTTTTCGTCTGTCCAGAATCCTCCTGCGCGGTTCCTGTTCTTAGGAGGAATAACCTTACCAGGCGTTTGCCAGACCACCTGGATGTCTGGACGTTCCTGTGCGACAAGCTTCACTACTCCGATGTATTCGCAGCTGATGAGTTCCACTGCTGGGGCATCCACAGGGCGTCGGTACTGGAACGATTCACAGACGACGATGGTATTCGCTACGTGTCGACGCTCGAGTATAGCCCTCAGCGTCTTGTGATGGTCGGGCTCGACAAGCTGCAGTGTATCCCAGCTAGGGTTGAGGTACTCGATCTGGTCGTCGACGTTGAAGATGACATCTGCGTCGTAGAACGCTACGCCAGTCGTGCCACCAGGGTCGAGCGCTGTGATCGAAAGATGTCCGTCCTTCATGGTAACCTCTTGACCGTGTCGTCTGGGTTCTTGTTGAACACCGCTCCTGCTACTGGGTGCATCCTGGCAATGGCACGGAGAATCAGGTCGGCGTTGTCGAACATCACCTGCACATCCGTACGTCCCATACCTCGGGAGTAGTACCAGTCCTCCCAGGTGAAAACCTGTCGTGGGTTCAGATTGCACTGGTCGATAAGGCGCCTGCGTTCTGCCTCAGCGAACGTTATCAGGATCCTGTTCCAGTAAGGCCAGCGCATGTCCTGGATACCTGCCCGCACCCACTCCACACAACCCGCCGTCTTACCCGTTGCACGTTCACCAAATATGTAACGCACTGTGGTCTCCCTTCTCTGTCTCACCAAGTCTACGTGAGTCTAATCAAGATCTTTTAAGCCCTATGTAATGCTATCAGGCTTCAGTAGACTTCAATTAGACCCACGTAGACCTAGCCTAGACTTTAAAATTCCACTACTCGATACCTTGAGCTTTGAGTTTCGCGTTGACGTCGTCGAGCTGCGCCTGCAGCTCTCGAATTCTGTCTTCGATGTCAGCTCGCCGACGAGTGAGTGGTCCCTGACGCTTGGGTACCACATCCAGATTGTCGAAGCTCAGGTTGGTACGGTTGCCGTCCTTGAAGATCACTCGTTCGACAGAAGTATCGATCGGACGACCGAGCTTCTGTTCCATACGCAGGTGGTGTGTCAGGCGCCACTGTCTCGCGCCCTTGTCCTTGACCTTGGTGTAGCTGTAGCCGTTCTGGGAAACACGTGTGGCACCGATGGTCGCAATGGCACTCATAACTCTCCCTTCTACTTCTATTATATAGCGAACCTCTCAATGTCTACAAGAGACAATTTTAGTGTCGATCTTTGTCTACTGACAGCTGGATACCTTCAACAAGATCAGTACAGAGAAGTTCCAAACCCATTTCGAAGGCCTCTAAGGGATCGGTGAAGTGGTCGTACCTGTCCAGCGCATCTGTCTTGTCAAAGTACCTGACATGCAAACTGATTTTCACAGTTCGCCCCAGTGCTTCCCGTAGCTCACGTCGACAGCGAAGGGTACGTAGTCCGTCCACTCGGCACCTGAACGGGTCATTTCCTCTTGCATGATCGCAGCAACTGCTTCGCGATCGCCCTCATGGCATTCCGCAACCAAGGCATCATGGATGGTGAGACGGATGTGGGCCATGCCTCGCAGACGAGGTCGGAGTCGAATGAACGCACGCAGACAGATGTCACTGGCAGTCGACTGAGGCAGAAAGGACAGCGCCTCGTTAAGTACATCGGTTCGGTTCTCTTCAGTGATGAGGGCGAAACGTCGATGGCGACCAAACGTTGTAACCAGGTCGTTACCTTCCAGGACAAGACGCTTCACCTCGCTCTGCCACCTACGAACATCCGGAATCGTATCCAGGAAGTTCTCGAGATCCTGTTCCGTGTCCCTAACGGACCAACCGTACTCCTGTGCGATCGTATACGCAGTACGTCCATAGCTCAGTCCGTAGAAGTACGCCTTCACACGAACACGTTGATCCTTATTCAGTGTGATGCCGCGGTAGAGCTTCTTGCCCAGCTCTGTAAAGAGGTCAGCTTCAGGGTTAGCGAAGACGCTCTGAAGGTACTCGTCACGTGCCAGCGTACAGATAACGCGGCCCTCGGCCTGTGCGAAGTCGCCGTGCACGAAGACGTTTTCAGGCTTCGACACATTGAATTGCCGTCGAATAACCTTGTCGCGGTCGATGTTCTGAAGGTTGGGGTTCTTGGAAGCCAAGCGTCCTGAGGTTGTACCGTGAAGTGAGTACGTCGTATATACGCGCCCACGATACGTACGTTCACGGATCCCCTTGACATATGTTCCGTACTTCTTGGCTTCCTTACGGTTCTCCAGCAGGAGCGTAATGAACTTGTGAAGCTCACTGTCAGAGTCCAACTTTGCGAGGATGGCTTCGCAGTGATCCACGTCTGTCGAAGCTGTCCTCACACCATTGTCGGCGAAGTACTCTTTGAGTTGCTTAGGCGAATTCGGATTGATTCCCCCCTTCTTGTCATAGCATCGGTCACCAGCAAAGGCATCGAATACCTTTCGGCGATCATCAAGAGACTCGATGTACTGCGCCTCAAGCTGAAGTGAGTAGTCCCTATCGATGTGAATGCCGTTGAGCTCTAGGAACTTGAGCTCATTAGCCGCAGAGACAAGGAAGTCGTGCAGGTCGCGGAGCGTCGAACCGGGGACATCAGGTAGGAAGGAAGGACTGATATTCCTCTCCCTGAGGAGTTCGACTTCGAAGTATTCAGCCAAGTCCCACGTGACAGCGAGGTCATAGGCGTTGTACTTGTACAGAATAGGTCGAGGAATGGTGGCATAGTTCTTCCCTGCTCCGAGATACTTATCGATCTCGTGTTCCCAGTGTGGAGTGCCCAAGATCTCCACACCCAGGTCCTTCAACCTGTGGTATCCTGGCCTCTCGTCAAGACAGTAATGCGCCAACATTGTATCGAACCAGAGTTTCAGGTCACCCAGCAAGGGATACAGACCAGCGAGATCGAACTTGCCATTGTGTGCAATGATCTTCAGCTTCTGAAGAAGGCGCTTAAGTGCCTCGACTACTGAGGGTATTTTAAGTGCATTCTCCCCAACGACCAGTGCCTTACCCTTAGCGTACCCCAGCCCCACGCAGAGCATCTGGTACCGATTAGGGTGGTCGAAGCTGTTGTCCTTGTCGATACCACACTCGATGTCGACGACAACTCGGTCTGTTCTAGTCTCGACTTCCCTGAGAGCTCGAAGAGCGAACTCTTCATCGTCTGCTACCACATACTGAGGGGGATGCCATGGCTGCATCTGTCGCACAAGCTTTCCCACGTCGTTGACCAATGAAGGGAAGGCATCTCCGTTGCGGAGACAGAATGCAGGGTGGAACGTAGCAACAACTTCTGCCCCTGCCACTGTGGGGCACGGCTTTGGCGGTCCGACTCTAAGAGCCGTAATACCCTGACCCGTGTTGAGGATGGCTTGGGCGGCAGTGTTACCCAGCGCCAGTAGCTGCTTCGATCCAGCCAGTTCATCAAGTAGTCGCGGTCTACAGCACTCCACCGCTCGCTTGGAAGGCGTAGCATTATCAGGGGGTCGACAGGAGGTGGTGTTGGTAAGTAGAGTATTCCGTCGACTAATGTCGTAATAAGTAAGGACCCTGTTGAGGAGTTTCCCGCTGGGTCCAACGAAAGGAACACCTCCCCTTGCTTCTTGCGCTCCGGGTGCTTCTCCGACCACTGCGATGCCATTGGGTTCCTCCGGAATAGAGGACGGGACATAGCGACCTCCCTCGCGGAGGTCGCAGTCCTCGCACCGTGCTAGCCGATGACGACGTTCAGCCATTGACCCATGCCTTCAGTAGCTGAATGTTATGGTCGAGCGTCTGGGTAGTAGGCAGGCTCATCTCGAAGTAGTATTCGGGACGACCACAGTAATCGCCCTTCAACATACTCTTCGCACCCCAGGCGTAGTTGAAGGGTGCCGAAGTATCAACGCCTCGAACGTTGGCCGCATGGAAGTCGTATGCGTTCTCGCGCAGCTCTCTGATGTACGAAGGGTTCGTACCCAAGAGGTGAATCTGGTACCCAGGGTAGTTGCTGTAGATGTACGCAGCCAGTTCGGCTCGCGCCTTCTTGTTCTTGGTAGTACTGATCAGATGTCGTGGTAGGCCCAGTACGGTGATGTTGCCGTGATCACTGTAGTAGGCTTCCACACAGGCGCAGCATTCATCGAGTGTCTGGCCCTGAACGACGCCCATGTACTTGAAGCGAGTGTCGACACCGAACTGGAAGAACTCCTTGGCCATTCGCAGCGTAGCGTACATGTCACCAAGGACATCAGGCACTACGATCTCGTTGACCATCAGGCCGAGTGCCATCGAACGGAGCTCACCAGGTGACAGTAGCCTTCCCTCAGCGGCACCATTGTCCATGATCAGGTAGTCGCCATTCCGTCGCGCAGCGATGTAGGCGTCCTGGTAGTCCTTGTTCGACAGATGTTCCGGGAGAACCAATTGATAGTCGGTTCTGAAGATGGAGTTCACCTGGCTATAGGGAGGAATCAAAGCGAGTTTCACTGTTACCTACCAGAGGTTGATGTACTGAACTGCCTTGATGACCAAAGCGGTCAACAGTACCATGACCAGAAGCGTGATCCACAGTCCGACAATCTTGCCCCAGCGACTAGGATTCGGACCGGTTCCCTTGTCATTCTCCATGAGCCTTGAACCCGTGCAGAAGCTTCTCCTCCGGCGGAGCATCAGAGATCGCGTCGGCCATCTGCATCTCGAGCATGCGGAGCTTGATGTAGGCGTAGCGTGCGTAGTTGCACAGGTCAGCCAACTCGGCAGCGGCCTCCTCGTACATGTTCTTGCCCATGAAGGAGAAGGGTCCGTACTTGTCTGCACCCTCGTTGTGTCGAGTGATCACGAGGTGGTCGAACTCGTTACTGATCATGTTCACGAGTTCGCCGATACCCATCGGGGTCTGTTCGTCAGCCATGTCAGAACCTTTTCTGGTTGAACTTCTGCTTGTCCATGTATCGCTTGCCGAGATTCATCTTGAGGATAGCTACGAGGTTGAGTAGGTAGATGAAGACATCCGCGACCTCGTTCTCCAAGTCGCGACGAACAGCAGGGTCGTCGGGGTCCAAGCTTCCGCGCTGGATCTTCTTGACGAGGTTCGCAACCTCTCCAGCTTCACCACAGAGTGCGAGCGTATGATGCGCGAGACTGTCGGCGGTCTCAGGGAACCAGCGATGTGAAGCTTCGTGGCTGTCCCGTGCGAGAATACTGAGAAGCATTTCCACAGTGGTCTCGCGTTCCTTCTGGTGGAACGCTTCATATACTTCTTCAGGGTTAGTCACGAATCCACTCCAGGAACTCGAGCTTCGCAGTACGGTCGTGGTCTGCGAAGACGCCAGACACTTCGGATGTTGTAGTGATCACGTCAGGCACCTTAGCACCGCGCATCTCCATGCACATATGCTGCGCCTTCAGTACGACTGCGAGGCCCTTGGGTTCCAACCGTTCGCTCAGGAACTGGTGGATCTCAGTAGTGAGTTCCTCCTGGACGTGGAACCCCTTTGCCACATACTCCACAGCACGCGCGAACTTGGACAGACCAGCGATGCGCTGCTCGGGAACATATCCGACCCAGGCATGCCCATGGAATGGCAGAACGTGGTGAGCGCAGAGAGTGTAGAACGGAATCGGACCCAGTGTGATCATGTTCTGCGACTTAGCCTCGAAGGTCGTGAACTTGAACTCTTCACGTGCCGTCAGTTCACGCATCGCGTTCGCCAGACGCCGAGGTGTGTCCCTGTGGTGCTCTGAAGCGAGATCCACCCCGATGCTACGCAGGAAAGAAGCGGCCTGCTGCTCCGGATCTTCGAGCCACCGCTTCGTGCGCTCAGGGTTCCATTCGTGCGAATTGATTTCGCGCAGCTGGTCCTGCAAGGTCACTGGCGCCTTGTGGGAGGTAGGAATCTTGTCACGCATCTCTACGATACGTTCCAGGTTGCGGGTGTAATCCGTCACAGGCATCTGCTCCCCGAAAAGGGTTGCCTGAATCGGTTCTGGGTCTACGTAGTCAGCCATTACGCACCAACCTCTACAGTCTTGTTGTAGGGGACTGCCTGGGTATAGGTTGCCGAGTTCACTGATGTCTCTTGTACCTCCACTCCTATAACCCACAAGGCCTCACCGAACTGTTCCTGGATCTTGACACAGAGCATCTCGGCCACAGCTTCCACAGTGGGCCAGGGCCTCTGTTTGTATCCAGAGACGATCTCATAGTTGTCGACGTCTTCGGAATTGGTACCAGTACCGAATACGAAGATCTTGCAGCCATCATTCCAGATGGCGTCGATCAGACGGTCGTCGTGCCCGATCATCATGCCATGGTCCAGGTACGTATCGATCCACTGGCGAATGACCTTCTTGACCGAACCGTACTCGACGCTGATGCCGTTCTCGTCCATGCCACCAGGCATGTCGTAGGCCTGAAGATGGAACTTCGCCTTCCACGAATGACCGTGCAAGTTCTCACACTTGCCGCCCAGGAAAGGCAACCTGTGTGCGGTCTCGAAGTTGTGTTCTACAGCGAGAGTCACCTGCCCTTGCATCAGCAAGTCTCCTTAAGTCTAATCAAGATCAACTTCAGCCGTTAGCTCTCTACGCAGAGCTTGGACAAAAGCTGTCTATGTAAAGTCTAGCTATGGACAAAGCGCGGGCAATCGCTACTTGCTTAACCTCTCGATTGTCCGCGCTTCCTGTCATCCCCAGGATGCCTGGTAGTCCTGGTCAACCATCTTACTCATCAGCGGGACCGAAGCGTTGGTAATAACTAGCCAGTCGGTCTGATTCAGCAGTAGCGTCATCTGGTAGGGACGTCGGATGTAGATGCTGCCGGTCGTCGGACCGTCGATCGCCACTTGCTGTCCCGGGTACTGTCCCGAAGTCTCCGGAATGGTACCCAGCCACGCTTGGAAGTCACTGAGGTTGCTTCCAGTGTTCTGCATGCTCTTCGCAGTGGCGAGCTTCTGCGTCACGTTCAGCGGTGCGGTCATCAGTACGCCTCGTCCGTTCGAAGGTCGTCCTCGTACTTGGTCGGGTCCTCGACTCGTGCAATCGCGAACGCTTCCTTGCGTTCGACGCAGGTACCACACTTGCCGCAGTGCACCTCTCCTCCCTTGTAGCACGACCACGTCTGTGAATAGTCGATATCGTACTGCTGACCCATGCGCACGATCTCAGCCTTGGTCATGTGCACGAACGGCGAGTAGATCTCGAACTGCGGGTGGATGAAGCCAGCGTTTGCCACATGCAGCGTGACCTCGAGCGACCTGATGAATTCCGGTCGGCAGTCTGGATAGATGGCGTGGTCACCTGCATGCACACCCAGACCGAGGAGTCGCCCACCTTCGTTGATGCAGGCGGCAGCAGCGATGCTGGCCATGATCATGTTGCGGTTGGGTACGACCGTCTGCTTCATGGTCTCGTGCTCGTAGTGACCCTCGGGCACCTCACGCTCACCGACCAGAGCTGACCTCGTCAGCAGCTGTGCCACGCTGGTCAGGTCGATGATCTTCCAGTCCAGGCTGCCGAGGTTGTCGACGTGGAACTGAACATAGTCGAGTTCCTTCTTGTGCTTCTGCCCGTAGTTGAAAGACAGAGCCTCCACGGGCTGACCCATTTCCGCGAGCGCGTACAGCATCGTCACGCTGTCCATGCCGCCGCTCACGACTGCGATGTTAGTCAAGGGTAACCTTCACCTTCTTCTTTTCGGTCGGGAAGTAACGTTCTCCCTTCCCGACCTTCTTCATTTCGACTAGGCCACGCTGCATGAGGGTTTGGAAGATATTACCTGCATTTGTTGAGTGTAGGTGGTGTGCCTGCATTAGCCGCGAACGTGAGATGCCGGGCGTAGCCTTGATCGAGGCCAACACCTTTTCCAGTTCACGTTCGTTGGTTGTGCTGCCGACGCCATTGATGACCTGGTTAGTATAGTCGCGCCACTCTTCTACGAACCGGATTGCATACAGGACATCGATGAGTTCTACCTCAATGGTCTGACTCGGATCCACAAGCTTCCGACTTGCAGCAGCTAGTACTGCTGCCTTCAGACCTGACTTGCACAAACGGTCGTATGTAGGCGTCATGATCTCAGGCTGTAGTGCCTTAAGACCTGCCTTCATCATGTCCTGCTCTAGCAGATTGTACCGTGCCCAGGCTTCAGGCGTCAGCTGTGCATTCCACGTCTGCGCACCCTGATACACGATTCTCGAGCCTTCCCGCTTAAGAGTCGGCTCTGTGTAGTAGTGCTCACGCATTCGCTTCATAGCATCACGAATAGTGTCGCGCCCTGTGGAATCCTTAGCCGTAGGAGGGCCTAGCGGCTGGACACGTGTCACATCTGATTCTGCCGTGATGAACACGAAGCGGGGGATGAAACCCGAACTGACGTGCTCACTCGTAAGTAGGCTACAGATCTTATTCTTAATGCCTCCTGCAAACAGGATTAGAACAGGATCCTTGACCTCGATTGTTTCTTTCCGTAGGATCTTCTTCTGCATCTTACCGTCATACAACTTGGTAAGAGTCTCCGCCATGCCCGCGTAGTAGTCCTTCTTGTTCAACGCGTCCAGTAGGCCACTGAACTCGTCACGAAGAAAGATCGACGGTTGGCTAGGCCTGGTAGAGAGGGAAGACATCAGTCCCTCGATCGAGCCATCGGTCGCAAGAATGGCACTGCTGTCTACCTCCTCGAGCAGATCCATAGCAATGTCCATCGCTGTTGACTTGCGGGTCAACGTGGTATCTGCCAGGATCATAAACCACAGGTTTGGCTTGAACGTGCCGAATGAGGTGGGCAACCTCACAGCGCCGCCTAGTAAGGCTGACAGGATTACAAACGCTCCCGCCTGGTGATACTGCTTGGCAGCGTCACCGAGCGAGCTGGCCCATTCGATGTAGTCGTCCACGAACGTAGTGAAGCCCTGGAGCTCTTCTCGTTCGCGGTCGATAAGAAGCGGGCCGAGGTGGATCTCAGCAGGCGCTAGAAGCTTCTGGTTCTCCTGGTGCCTCTGCCATGCCTTACAAACGTCCTTCCAGAGTTGTAGTTCCGGTCGGCCGTCACGTCTGAATTTGTTGCACGCGGAATCACGAGCAACAATGAATACTTCCTCCTTACTCATTCCTGCTTCGAAGCACTGCATTTCCAGCGCCCATAGGGTCTTGCTCCAGTCGACGCCTCTGTCCGGCTCCATGGAGAAGTGTACGAAGACCTGTGGTGCAACTTCGTTGTCGTACTTCTCCAGAAGCTCTTCGCCTGTCAGGTTGGGTAGGGCTTCGGGGAGTTGCTCTTCTACACCTGAAGTCTCAGCGAGGGCCGGATACTTGCCGAAGTCGTCAATACGGTACTTGTTCGACCTATGCTCGATGAGCTTGACAGGGACGTTGTCGTACTCTGGCTTCCTGTTGTAGGTACCAGGTACGCGCATCAACTGGGTGAGATCCCAGCCTGACTTGTCAGCCCCCTGGAAGGCATGGTAATACGCGATCCGCTTGCTGATACTCTCTGCATCAAACGGATCAACGGGGTCCTCAAATGCCCAGAACGCCTGGTAACGATTGGGCGAAGACTCTACGACGAATGTTGGCTTAACAATGCAGTTGCTAGGGTGGCACTCATCCAGATCGGACCAGGCACTGGTACAGACCGCAACGCTGTCCTTAATTCTCTTGGGGCGGGATAGCAACTGAGGACAGAAGTAGACGTTGTGCGTTCCCAACATCAGGTCGATACGTTGTTCGACCTTCTCCTTCTCAGCAGGCCAGGCGTGGTATTCCTCCTGGAAGCCCTTCATCCCAGCCTTGATGAACGCGATGCAGAGATACCCTTCCGCCTGCCCGAAGAGATGGGAAAAGAAAGCTGTGAAGATTGGCACTTACCATCCCTCTCGGACTATAAGAAGTGGGTGGGCACCATATTCGGTCGTTTGAGGAATCCGCTAACGGGGAGAGCCCCCACCCACTTCAGGACGGTTACGGCAGGAGCGAGTCGGACTTCTTGGTCGTGCCTCCGACCTTGACGCTCTCGGTCCAGGCCTTGATGGACTTGACCTCGTTGCTCTCGTCATAGGTCTTGTCGCCGACCGTGCGCTCAGGGCGGATCGTGACGCGCACGATGACGTCTTGACCGATCAGGTCCTCAGGGTCGGGAACCTCGAACTCACCGGCGCTGACGTCGTAGCCCAGAGCCTTCATCAGCTGCGAGAAGGTGTAGAGTGCACCGTTGAAGAGCATGCAGTTCGTCCAGACCTTCTTGCCACTGTACTCACCGTCCTGGATAGTGAACTCCATGCCCCAGTAGGGCTTGCCGAAGTTCTTCTCGGACTGCGACTCCTTCAACTCGATGTCCGTGATCTTGACGTGGTACTCGCCTCGAGGGATGGGCTTGCGCGCCTCGCTGGCAGCCTCTTCGGAGGAGAAGTTGACCCTGAGATCCATGTTAGTTTCCCGTTTCGTTTTCACCGTTGATGTACTTCATGATCTCCGCCATGGTCGGTTCGACCATAACCTGCGGAAGCTTGCCGGTACGGTCCTTCGCAGTACATGTGTCCGTTGCCTGCGACAGGAGGAGACGCTGCTGCTTCATCTCTCCGTCAACTTCCATCTCACGCATGTACTGGAAGACGACGATGTCGAGGAAGGCAGCGACCTCCTTGGACAGCTTGCCTGATAGGTAAGGCTCCTTGACGAGCTTACCAGTACGTGCGTCCTTCTCGGACTTCATCAGGCAGGTGAAGATAGTGTTATAGGGCAAGTCACGGAAGGCTCGAACGAACTTCCGCATCTGCTCGAGGTTGACGCCCCACTCGCGCATGGACGGAACGTCTTCGTCGCGGTTCGAATCCTTCTCGATGAGCCGCTGCATGACGTTGTACATGTTGAACTTCTGGATCTCAGTCAACGAATCCAGAATGATCGTTCTGTACTTGTGATTGCCTGCATACAGCTCGTTGTAGACGTTCTGGACATCCTTCCAAGATGTCACACGAATGGTATCGACGTTGGGGTAGCTGTGCTTGAGGGTTTCGGTTCCACCCTCGAAGTCGACGCACACTACAGAACGCATCTCAGGGACGTCATCAGCTGATCCGGCGAGGCGTGTCTTACCGACACCGCTGTCACCGTAGATCATGATGTTCAGGTTTGACTCTCGCTGGCCTGCCTTCACTACCTTCAGGCCAGCGAAACTGGACGGTGTTAACACTTCAGGCACGATACGCTCCGTAGGTAAAGACGAGGACTGCTACGATAACGCAGAGGATGCAATACACCCGGTAGAGCTTATGACTCACTCATTACCCTTGGACTCAGTACTGGGCACCTTGTCCTCCCAGTAGTGGTATCGACGCTTGTCGAACATCGTCGACAGGGTGTACAGAAAGTCTTCGCCTTGGTTAACGCCGATGCATGGCTGCCTGAACGCGCACGTGTTACAACCGAAGCGGCCAGCGTTGGGGTAGATCAGCAGGTCGGGATTCGTCATCTCGACCGCTTCCATGTACACATTCCGAGCGGCCTGCTTCAGCTCGGTCTCGTTCCTGTGGACGACGTACCGCTGATGGAAGACGCCACCGTTCTCCTTCAGCCACTCCAGGAACTCGTCGTATGCGCCCATGACATACGCGCCGTTATCGTTTTCCTGTACCGTCCTCAGGTACGTGTCGTAGTTGACGTTCTGCGACTTCGACACACTGTAGAGGCATCCCAGACGACGGCGTGACATGGGCTCGGGCTCTTCGGGGAAGGCCTTCTTCTGCTCGTGGTAGATGAAGCCGGCGATGCGAATGCCGATACTCCACAGGGCCCAGCAGTAGCGAGTGATCTGGTCGTCGATGAGCAGGAACTCATCCCTGTCGCCGGCGAGCTGGGCAGCGGTCTTCCAGTCCACGATCCAGTAGCGACCGTCAACACCCTCGAAGATGGCATCGATTCGACCACCGTAAGTGACGGGCAGGCCCTTGAAGTTGTTTCGATGCCACATGCCATCGCGCGTGGGAGGGTAGTACATCTCGCAGTAGGCGATGTACCGCGTCCAGCACGTGTTGCACTTGCACCAGAGCTGGTCGCCCGTGTCAGGATTGACAACTGGGACTTCGAAGGCGATCTCGACCTTGCGAGGGATCAAGTCCTTGTCCAGAGCGGGTGAGACCTCTTCGGCGTGGTACTGAATCATACCTTCACCTAGAGCCATACGCTCTTCGTAGTCGGACTTGACCTCAGGATCGACGCTGTCGAGAGTGATGTTGTTTGCAGTGCAGTAATCCAGTAGCTGCTCGCGGCACTTCTTACGGAAGGCCTGAACAGCTAGGGTCGTTACGACATCACGTGGCTTGTCCCACAGTTCGGGCTCGTAGAACTTTTCCATTGCCACGTGGTATGCCGTGCCGAACTCGAGAGGCTTCGCAGTCGTACGAGGGTACCAGAACTCTCGGAAGATCCAGTTCCACCTACGTCGGCAACCGCGGAAGGACTTCGACTCACTGGTGTGCAGCGAATGTACCAGCTTCTTGTCGATATAGTCCTGAACAGTCAGGAGCATGTGCGCTCGAACCTTTCACTTGGTTCACTGACTTACTTACACATCTATTATATAGGGTCTCATCTAGGGAAAACAACGGTGACTTTCTTAGTCACTTAACCCTAGTCAAGATGTGAAGGCGCGGCGAGAAGTTCATGCCGTGGTGCAGAACACGATCTAGGATCTTCTTCGTATTGTAGTCGAGAACTCCTGCTCCCTGACCCGCAGGCATGATCCAGAAGTCCTCTTCGAACAGGTTCAGCGCCAGGCGCAACGCGTTAGCCTCGTCGACGTCCTCAGGTGTCGCGCAGACGATCTTGAAGCAAGCCTTGTCCAGCTTGGCATACTGTGCGAACTGGTGCAGCGTTGCCATCTTGATGCGCTTCGACTCTTCGTCCTTCGAGGAGATAAGCGCTGAGGTGATCTTAGGGGATACTGAGAAGTGTTGGACCAGGTTCGCTACCTCGGTACGAGGCATTCGCGTACCATTGGTCTCGATGTGTACGTTGTAGTCGAGCATGTTCAGTTCCCTAAGCATTTGCCTGAACCCTGCCTTATCCTGGTGCATGAGAGGCTCTCCACCAGAAATGACTACGATCGCCTGGTTGCCATGCAGTGCCTTAACACGGTTGACGATCTCGCTAACATCGGTCGCAGGGTTCTCCTTCTTCAAATCATACTGCGACGTGTCCCAGGTCTGCTTCGTGTCACACTGCTTGCAGTGCAAGTTACAGAGACCCAGTCGCACGAAGTTGACCACTCGGCCCATGTACGGTCCCTCGCCCTGGATCGTAGGCCCGAAGACATCGTTGAGCGGAAGCGTGAGGTCCACAGGACTCCTAGTCAGGGTAGAAGCGGATGTTCATGAAGCCGGAACGAATGATCTGGACCGAACCGTCATGGTGCAGCAACTGGATGTACTGCAGCGCACCGCTCTGGTCCACCGTGATGTCATGGTCGGCGACGTGCTCGCTGAGGTGCTCCTGCTGCAGCGAACCGTTCTGGAAGTCCATGACGATGCGACCCGGAGTTGCTGGTCCGTTGTGCTTCCTCAGGGAAGGGTCCTCGTATCGGGCTTGGGGACCGTAGGTGGTGATTGCACTACGCCAGGACATGTTTCCGCCTTTCTGAATATCCAGACCTTACGGCCACGTGTGGTATGGTGCGCTACTTGCGCGGCCAGGTCTTCTTCATCGAAGGCAAGTGCCTCGCCGCCTCGTTCCTCGAAGACAACTGCAATGGCAGTGTCAAGTCTACTCATCGCGTTTCCGCCCAGTAGATGAATCCCAGGCCTGCGAGGATGAAGACAACAGCACCGACGATGATCCAGTCCGTGGATGTCATTGCTGCCTCACTAAGCTAAAGTCGCCGTCGCCGCGATACTCAGGGGCCTGTGGAGTCCTTGCCAGAAGGTTTCGCCCAAGTGCCTGGAACCAGTGTTCGCCTCGAGCCCATGCACGCGTTGGCCTACCGCACGTACTGTGAACCCACCAGCCGTACTTCTTGCCACGAGTGAAGCCACGACCCCCCTTGCTCACAGCGCAGTCGCAGAACTTGGTCGGCATCTGGTACACTGCGCGAACCTCAGGAGCGAAGTGCTTCAAGGAAGCGTCTTCGTTTGACACCGCTGCGACAATGCCCGTTTCCTGACAGGCTTCGACAAAGGCATCGGCCTTCTCGTTCTCGTCGAAGGCGAGTAGAACGTACCTAGCCATGATTCTCCACCAGCTTCTGCCACATCTCAGTCAGGCTCTCGGTGTAGTAGATGACCTCGTCAGGTGCAACGGCATCCCAGTTACCGTTCTTGACACTTTGACGGAACTCGTCACCCTCTTCGTCGCTCTCGAACTTGACCAGAACGTACTTCGCCATCAGTATCCCCAGTCGTTGCCTGCACGCGGGATGATCGTGCAGTTGATCGGAAGCCTGCTTCGGAAGTGCTCGGGGACCGTTCCGCCGTACCAGACGTTGTGGCTGATTCGCCGTTCCTGGTCCTCGTGCATCTCGAACTCGAAGCGTGCGCCGCCGTAGCCGAGGCCACCCTTGTGGTTTTTCCACGACTGCTCGGCAGGCTCCGGTCCGAATGAGTAGCAGTCCCACTTGTTCGTGATGTAGTACTGCTCGCCGCGTTCGATTGCTTCGAGCTTCTCTACCCAGATGAGACACCCGAAGCATACCTGCTTCTGCTTCATGAGCTCAGGATAGGGAGGTGACCAGTCCAGCTCGCCCGGGAGACCACACTCCTTGCAGTCGACGACCTCCTTGCCCATGGCACGAGCAACGTCACCCCAGCACTTCTTCGTGCCATCGGGAACGAACTCCACGTTCGAGATCGAGATGCTTCCCTCGTTCAGGATCGCATACTCGAACTTGGTGCCATCGTTCTTGCACTGCCAGTAGTATTTCTTGCCGTCGAAGTCGTACGCCTGCGCGACCTTCACGCCGTCACCACCAGCATGTGCTCCAGGAACGGGTTGTTCTCCGCGAGCTTACGGTGCGCCAGTTCCGTCCTGGACAGCTTGCGACCGTCCTGCCAGTGCTTACGGTTGTCCCATTCCATGTAGCCGACGCCACCCGCGATCAGCGACACGAGAACTAAAACCAGCGCGATCATTCCCACTCCTCGAATTCGACTTCAACGGTGTCCTGGTAGTTCTTCTCTTCGTCGCACTCCTGCTTGATCAGGTCTGCGAGCTCGTCGGCATGCTTCGAAAAGTATGCGTAGACGACGTCCTCAACGTCGGTCTCATCCGGGTCATCAACGACGCCGCGGATATCGATACCAACCTCGTCTGTGTCGATCGTGATGGTAGCCTGAATGCGAACCTTCGGCACTACTGAATCCCCTTTCCGAAGCGGAAGCACTTGTCACCACGGTCCTTCAGGTACACACCAGGACACTCGACCCCTGCACTGTGCTTGTGCAGCTCAACAAACTTGCAGTCGCCCTTGCTGATCGACTCTCGTCCCTGTCTCACGCACTCGGCCTTGTTGATGTGGTCCGGGTTGTAGACGTAGTACCTACGGACTGTTCGTAGCTGATCCGTAGGGATCGCAGGTAGCTCGGGGTTCTCTTCGCGCTTGCTCATCTGCTTCATACTTTTATTATATATGGTCTCCTCGTGGGTTATCAAGCCTCACTTTTCTCGCCGTACAGAGACCTCAGGAGCTTCATCTTGTGACTGACAGAACGGTACTTGGAGAGCTCGTTGCTAGGCAGGTCCTTGAAGGCAAAGCCTACGTTGTGCTTTTCCTTAGTCAGGATTACCAGGTCCTCGTATGCCTTGAAGACTACCTGTACGGTCTGCAGAGCACGCTGCATCTTGCCCTGATCGGTGTTTCCCCTGCCGTCCATGAGAGGAGCTTCGATCAGTTCGGTCGTTGCATCGTCAAGCTGTTCGAGGAGCGCCTGACGCATACCAATGTCGCTCACAGAATTCCCTTCACGTTTCCGAACGTTCCATGTTGCTGGTAATCCAAGACGGAGTCGCCCAGGATTTGCTGTAGCCAACCCCACTGCTCCTGAAGCTGCTGGTGCCTACCAAGGTCAACAGTGTTTCGAGCCATTAGGTCAGTGACCTGCACCGCATTCTTCTGGCCCACCCTGTGGAGTCTGTCCTCGGCCTGGCGGTTAATTGCCTGCTTCCAGGAACGATCGATGAACACAACATGCGAGGATCGTGTCAGAGTGATACCAACACCACCAGCACTAATCGTGCCAGCAATGCACTTGTACCGACCTGCCTGGAAGTTAATACGGTGGTTGGTTCGGGTGTTATTGTCCACGTCGCCTGTGATGATACCGAAGGGCATCTTCTCCTTCTTCATATGCTGTGCGAGCAAGTTGATCGCAGACTTGAACTGGGAAAAGACGACCACAGGCTCGTTGCTATCCTCGATAAGGTCCATAGCAGCTGTGATCTTGATGGACGGATCGATAATGTTGTAGCGAATGGCCGGAACGATTCGCCACTTCCAGTTGTGTGTCTTGTCGAAGGCACGTGTCTTGTCGTACAGTTCCGTGGGCTTACTGGGATTCCACTGCTTGTTCAGTTCCCTCTTTCGGAAGTGTTCGGCCTCAATCGAACCGACGGCGAACTGCTGAAGTCGGGTCAGCTGCTGAATAACCAGAGGCGCGGGCAGAGCCTCTTCTTCGCCCATGTTATTCATGACCCAGGTAAGCTGCTTCTTTCGCAGCTCGTCATAGGCCTTACGCTGCGCAGGTGTCAGATCGACCCACTGTGTAGTGTAGTACTTTTCCGGAAGATCCTTCAGAACCTCTTCCTTGCGCCTACGAAGGTAAAAGGGCTCGATATCCGTCAGGAGCTCGTCGACATTCTTGACGCCTGTGATCTTGTGATAGCCCTGTGGAGTCACTTCATAGGACACGTGCTCCTTGTAGAAGCGCCAGTACGAACTGTACTTCCGTGGCTGGAGCCAGTTCAACACACTCCACAGGTCGTGCGGCTTACTATCTGCAGGAGTACCCGAGGCTGCGAACTTAAACTGCGGCCGCATTAGCTTGACGGCTCGCGTCATCTGCGTCTTGCGGTTCTTCATTCGGTGGCACTCATCAGCGATGACGTTGAACCAACGCGTCTCCTTCAACTGCGTCTGCATCAGACGAAGGGCGTCCCAATGAATGAGGTAGACCTGGTAGTCCTCTTGGAGAGCCCGAATGAATGCGGGACGATTCTTCGGGTCGATACAGTACACCTTGAGGCCAGGAAGAGCCCAAGCGTAGTGTTCCTCCCAACTACTGAGGACTGTGAGCGGTGCGATGACCAACGTCTTCGATTGCATCGTACCGCTACGCAACCGCCATTCACGGTCGATAGCGATGGCCTCGAGCGTCTTGCCCAGACCCATGTCGTCGCCACAGAGCCCGTAGTCCTGGTCGGCGAACTTCTTCAGCGCTTCGTCCTGGTAGGGAAAGAGCTCGTACCC